ATAGCCGCCATGAGATCAGTCATGCCGTCCCGATAGGCCGCGCTGTAACTGATACATTCTAAAAGTAAAATTTCATCCTCCAGCTCATTTATTATTTTTTTTACCTCGGGTGACAACCCAGGCAATCTTTCTATGAGTGCCTCTATCCTGTTGCGCACTTCAATGTATTTTGCTGTCTGTTGGTGTTTATTTTGCCGGTTAAGGATTACATCTTCAAGATCGTTGTCGCTGTTTACTAACGCGCCAGCCTCCATGGAAAAATCTTTGAAAAAAGTTTTCATAAAAATTAACCTCCTCTTTGGTATTACTTATTTTTGCTTGAGATAATCTTTGCTATCACTAAGATTATTATAGCGTACCTTAAGATAATTAGTCAACTAGAATACAAAGTAATTCTTAGTCTTTTCTTAGATTATCGTGTTATAATAAAGAAAATCTAAAGCAATAAGGAGATTATTTATGATTAGCTACAAGCCTTTTTTAAAAATGCTTATTGACAAAGAAATGAAAAAACAAGACCTTGTTAATGCTGGTGTTCTTTCTTGGACTACAATGGCGAAAATTGATAAAAATCAAAAAGTATCCTTGGACGTTATAGAAAAAATATGCAAATTTTTAAATTGCCAACCAGGGGATCTGTTTGAGTACATCCCCGATGAAATAAAAACCACAATCCCCCGGACATTTTATGTAACTTTACGCGATAACCCTGACAAAAAGGACTAAATTAAAGGTTTCGTGCGCCTGGCGCACGAATAAAGATTCATCATTATACTCATCTGAAACCTGCGCGCCCGGCGCGCAGGTTTCTTCTTTAATCTGTTTCCGTACTAGGGGGTCGCTATTATGGCAACCCCTTTACCGTGTAACTGCCGCGGGCATATTCATATCCGCAGATCTTAATTCGTTGAATAATTCATTCATTACTTCTTTCGCGATCGCCCTCGGTGATTTATCAGCGCCGTTAATATTGATTGTCACATTTGGCAAGGTAAGCCTGCTACTATTGCTATACTGCCGGTTATCCGCTGCCGTCAGAACTCTTTCACCTTTATGAAGCCTAGTTAAATAGTTATCATATGGGACGTACGGTAAGCCGGAGGCATGTCCATTCCCCCCACCTACTATTTTTGATACGCCCCAAGTAAAGAGCCCGGCTCCTGCACCCGCTCCCGCCCCGAGAACTGTACCAACACCAGGTAAAACTGAGCCAATCGCGGCACCGGGAATAGCGCCCATTATTATTGCTCCGATAGGACTACTTTGCAAAGCTGCTGTAAAAGTAGACAAAATGGTTTGACCAAGGGCGCTTCCTATAGTCGGGGCAACTTGAAGTAAACCGGCTTTAAGTCCTTCCCCAATCGTTTGACCGAAAGCCTGAACTTTCTCCCGCCCACCGGAATCATACCAAGAGTTAAATCCCGCGCTAATGTCGGCCATAACAAAATCAATTTTTGCACTAAAACTCATATTTTTAAATTCCTCGTTTTCAAGGTATCTGTATTTAATATGAGTAAAAGTGTTTTCAAAAGCAGAAAGTAAACTTTCTACGCCTTGCTTTCCAAATTGGATTATGTTTGATTTCCACATTGCAACCTTATCTTCATTGTTATCAAACCAATCAGAGATTTTCTCCAGCCTGGGTTTAATGGATTCCAGCATGCCAGATCCAAGGCTCCGGAATGAGCTGCTAATATTGCCGGTGATCTTATTCCAGTAACCTATTGATGTTCTGCCTTGCTTCTCCACAAGTTCGTAAGTAAATCCCAGGCTTTCAGCAGCTTTTTGAACCACCTGCAGGTACTCTTTGGCTGTGGTTTTGCCTTCTTTTAGATCATTAATTACACTCCTGGGCAAATTAAACCGCTCCTGCAGGGAAACAAAATCACCGGACATGGCTTCACGTAAAGCAAAGGCTCCGCCTTCCATGCCCTCCAAAGGGTTAATGCTTGCAAGTACCTCTGCAGTCCGCATCATTTCTTTAAAATCTGAAATACTCTCTTTCGCATATGGGGTTAAAGATAATGCAGCGGTCATCATTTCAGTATCCTTAAACATGGTGTCGGCTGATTCTTTCATGGTCCATGCCATGTAATCCCTAGCTTTTTGCTGGTCCCTTAATACCGCTTGCATGGTCTCTAATTGCATTTCAGTTGAAGCCGCCGCCCCAATAGTAGCAGTACCAAATTGACTCATCCCAATCGCACCTAGACCAATCGCCGCCATACCCTGTATTGAGGTGAGACCACTCTTGATTTTACCAAGCGTTGCGGCTGTCTCATCTTTTAGCCGGACTACCGGCTTAACAACCATACCACCTATAAGCTTTAGTTTTGAGTTAAATTGATTAGTATCTTTATGGGCTTTTGAGAATACTCCTGAAAAACCGTCTTTCAAGCGAAGTTCTGCGCTAAGAATCATTCTTCAAATACCTCCCCATTATCAATTAACGATATTAACTTTATCTGTGTTTTTATTATCTCTTTAAACGATTTTAAAGTATCCTTTGCAGTCTTTTTAGTTTCACCTCTTAAACCAGAAATGTTATTTTTAAGTTGTGTTTTCATTATCCGGTAAGAATTGAGGGTGTCCGTTAATATTACTCGACATTCCTCAACAGTTATTTTGCCGGTTGTAAATTCTTCATACGAACTATTAAGAACGGCTTCATTCCGTTCAGAAGCTGCAATTAACTCCTGAATGTATGCAGGCATTTGTTCGCCCAAGGTTTAGCACTCCTTTAAATATTTAATAATTTTGTTCTTAAAGTTAGCTAAGCAATAATACACTTGACGGCCCATTTCTTCCAGGTCATCATCAGTTAAATATTCATTTTTGTGGCTTTGCTCAAATGTTTCCAAGTCAAATTCGATCTGCGCCCTAAAGTTCTCCAGAGCATCATCAAGGCCCTTTTCCAGTTTTTTAAGTTCAACTTCCATACTATTCACCTCCTTGATTCAACTTGTAGGCATATATTTTTAAATCTTTTTTGTAACCCTCATAATTATCAATACAAGTTATATTGTATTTTTGTCCCTTATATTGTATTTGCATAGAGGTATCAACACCATTTCGCCAATTAATTTCAAATATTACATCAATCTTTGAATTAGTGTTTTCTGTTTGAATAAACTCATTTCCGGAAGCATGCCGGAAGTAAGCCCATATGTTTTCAGCTCCCGGCAGGGGTTCATAAACACCTGTCGTAAAACCATGCTCGTCCTCAAATTCCCTGAACTTTAAAATGGTTACTTTCTTATCCTTTATTTTTGGCATCTTATTACCTCCTTCAAATTCGCAAGCGCTTGCGAATTTATAACGCCCTTAAAAACTCTTCGTAATGCTCGAACAGGCCGGTATATGCGTCCAGCATTGAAGCCATTCCGTCTATTCTCATTTTTGCGGCCTGGTTCTTGATAGGGACGATATTTCCGTTCCGATCCGTCTGTATCCCGGTATTAGTCAAGCACCATTTAAGGATAGGGTTATTATTATAATTAATCTTCTTGGCCTGCAGGTCCGCGCCCATCATCTGCATGGGCAGACTTAAGGTTTTAGCCCCTTGGATACATCTGACCATAATAAAACCGTGGCCTTCCATTTCCTCTACCCAATACTTAGCGGAATAGCTGTCATAATAAATCCACAATGGGGTAATATCATAATCATTCACCATTTCTAAAAACCAGGCTGTAACATCTGAATAATTGATACTGTTACCGTTACATAGCCTTAACAAGCCGCGCTGCAGCCATTTATCATATGGAATTTTGTCATGATGCACACGCTTTTCAAAGTTATCACGGGGGAGCCAATACATTTGATGGATATATCTTTTTTCGGTGTCCTTATCCATCATTAGAAGTGTGGCCGCCGTCAAATCTGTTGTAATGGATAAATCAGCCCCGCCTATGGCATAACAATTCTTAAATATGGATATATCAAACTCTTCTTCGTTGTTTATATCATCAAACGTCAGCCATGCACTGCTTACGGTATCCCTTATATTAAAGTCCTTTGTCAGTAAGCCGCTTAAGTCCTTGGGGCTGTTCTTGGCCTTCTCTACCTTACGGATAAGATCATCAATCTTTTTAATTGTGCCTAATCCTGGGTTAGCTTTCTCCCATTTTGTGAAGTCCGTCCATTCTTCCCGGTCATCCAGTTCATAAAGGATAGGTAAAAAGCTGTCATCTTCAAATTTGCCGTCTACAAGATTACAGGCGTAAGCATACATATCGTCAAAAATGCACTCCCGGACGGTTCCAGCCGTAGTAATCATAATTAGAAGGGGCTGCCGTCTTGCGCTCTGGCTCTGCTTCATAACCTCATAAAGGTTCCTGTCCTTAATACCGTGCAGCTCGTCCATAATAATACAGTGGCCGTTTAATCCGTCCAGGGTGTCACTACTCTTCCCCAGGGGTTGGAATCGTGACATAGTGAGGGGGAAATATAAGTCGCTCTTTCGCTTCTTGATATGCCGGGATAGATCCGGACTCTGTTTAACCATGTTGTGGGTCTCATCAAAAAGAATTCGGGCCTGATCGCGTTTGGTGGCCGTGCTGTAAACTTCCGCACCGCCTTCCCCGTCTGCAACCATCATATAAGCGGCAATCCCGCTTAACATTGTGGTTTTTCCATTCTTCCGGGCCACATAAAACATAGTTTCCCGGTAACGTCTTAACCCGGTGTCCTTGTCAATAAAACCAAACAGAGCAGAAATATAAGCTTTTTGAAATAACTCCAATATAACCGGCTTTCCTGCCCATTCCCCTTTGCTGTGCTTACAAAACTTTTCTATAAACTCAATGGGTTTGTTTGCCCTGGTTTCATCAAAAATGAACTTGCCGGGGTTCTTAATCTCGTTTACAAGCTTTTTATATTGCCTGTAAACCCTCTTAGATACCAAGTATTTACCGCTATCAATGCCTTTCCAGTATTCAAGTACATAATTCATCATTAACGCCCCTTAATAAAATCCAATAAAGGATCGTTGTGTTGTGTCCCGGCTGCCGGTGGCAATAAATCCGTTAACTGTTTATATAAAAGGCTGTAACGCTGAACGGTGGTATTGTAGCTCTTAAGGGCCGGGTGTTCTCGTAAAAACTCCTGTACACCCTGCCTAAACATGGCAATAGGCCCTTCCTCTTCGATCTGCTGCTTTAACACTTCAAGGGTCTTTTGCATGAATACAAGTTCGTTATAAAGGCTTTGGGCGATAGCTTGCCGGTCTTTTGGAATTTGCTTCAATATCCGTTTAAGTTTCAGCATTTCTTTAGAAGTATCTAAATCTTTTAGTGATTTCACGCAAAAAGCACCGCTTTCATTAAAAATGTTTACCTCTCCCCTTATACGGAAGGTCATGGAGGGTTTTAAAAAGGGGGCCGCTCGGTCCTGGGGCTGGCGTCAATTTTCGTCACCCGGGGGGTATGAATCAAATCCCCGTAACTATCGAACGCTAAACCCTCCGCGCAAACTTCGCCGCTCAGGTGTTCCCGTGTATGACAATCCTGGCATAAAGATTCAAGGTTATCCCAGCTTAAAGTAATGTCAGGGTCATTAATGTTCTGTGGCGTGATGTAGGTTTTATGGTGGCATATCTTTGCCAACCGTCCGCACCTTTCACAGATATAGTTCTTACTCTTCATAAAAGCACTGCGGCACTTCTCCCACTCCACGCTTTTATAAAAGCTTACTGCATAGTCCTGGGCCATTACTCCAGGCTTCTTCCTATTGCCGTTAAGGCAACTAATAAGCTGTCAATAGTCCGTTTAAGTCTTTCGGTATCTGCCCCCTGTGGGTTATACCACAACTGTAATATAAACTTTGTGGTCGTCTGTGCTAGTGGGTGTACTGGTGCTGTATCCCATGCTCGGCCCGTGCTTACTTCCAGATATGCCGGTATAGCCTCCAGCAACGGGGTTATAACAGAATCGTTTTCCTCTCCGTCCAACCTTAAAGCGTCCCTTGCTTCTTGTATAGTAATTAACAATCTGATCGCTCCTTTGATTGCAAAGGGTATCAGCGTTAAACTGATACCCCCGCTCTATTGGTTACTAGGATGTTGCCTTTGAAAGTTTTATGAAGGCTTCTGCAACAAGTGGTTTTGTGTCAGCTATCGCCATAGCTCTGTAATCAATCAGGCCGCTCTTAAAGCTCGATTCCCTTGACACTTCAATCATGATTCCCTGCGGTATGTTATAACCCATATAGTTGAAGTTACCCAGGATAATAACATCATCTGCAATGTTATCATCAACTACGACCGGCTTACCCAGAATATAGCCTATGCCCTCAGTTTTGGGGTCTGTAATGAATATCGGCCTGCCGTTTGAGTCCACAAGCCCATATACTCGGTTGTAAAGGGTAGCGTTATTCATAGCGAACTTTGCCCCGGCACCATAACCTCTCTTTAGCATACCAATCATTTTAGTGAAGTCAGCATATGCCGGCGCGCCGGCTAACGGGAATGTGAAGCTATTAGAAGCGTTCCAGGTAATCCCGGTTAGAACTCCGGTCCCCTGCCCGTTGCTTGCTCCGGTTCCGTTCACCAGGGCATCCGCTATGCACTCCATTACGCAGTTAGTTAACTCGGTGATCATATACTGCTCAAATGCAGATATGGTCATTTTCTTCGCCGCTGCGGAAATAGAGAATATTTTTATAATCTCATACCCGGCAAAGGATACATTAACGGTGGTAACGCTCTCGGTTTCAACGACGGCACCCTCAACATGCCAATTTGCTTTATTGCTGGGTGTTCCAATCGGGACGCTTAAGTTAGTCGGGATGTTGAAATTCCTACAATTCGAGATTAACCCGCCCATGGTCCGGGCCTTGCTGATAACTTCATTAAGGGTCTGAGTGGGCAATACTGCCGCGCTGGAAGTGGTAGTATTGAAGGCATCTGCACGCCTTTCAGCGTCCACAATCTCCATAGCCCTTACAAAAGTCTTTGCTTCAACATCTGTAAGCTTTTGGCCCAACATGGTTTTAAAGAAGGCGTTTCTGTACTCTGTGCTGGCGAATATATCACCCTCCGGCACTCTCTGATCATTATTATTGAAGTTTATGCCGGTAATTGGATTAAAGCCGGTTCCTGGGTTTTGGCTTCTCTGCTCAATATTTGCCTTAGCTTCTTTCAAGCCGTCCAGCTCAATATTGAGGGATTCAATGTCTGCATTCGGGTCCTTGTCGATGATCTGGCCGATCTCCGCCGCTCTCTTCTCAATATCTGTGATACTGTGGTTTCTGTAATAGTTGAACGCTTCCGCTACGGTTTTAAATTTCATGGTTATATACCCCTTTTCAAAATTTGATTTACTTTTATTTTGGCCGCCGCTCTGGCCGGATCTTTTAACTTCGCCCATGTTCCTTCTATGGCCGCTCTGGCTTCAACTGAAGTTTGGGGATAGGCCGGAAATGGAACTATACTAACTTCATAGATTTTTTCAATTTTATTTATGGCCCGGGTGTTGGTTGCTGCGTCAAAGGTATCCCCATTTTTGGGTACTTTAAACGCAAAACTCATACCGGATAAGTCGCCCCGTTTTACTGCCGTATGAACGCTGCGGCCCTCTTCGGTATTGGGTAACTCTGCGGCCATCTTTAACCCTGCCGGATCTAAAGTAAGCTGCATTGTTTTCGGACTTCTTGCAAGGGGTATCTTACTCATATCGTGGTTATACAGTAACCGGGTGTCGGATAAGTCCGCGCCATCTAATGCCCCTCGCTTGATAATTTCCGTGTATTCCCCAAATACATCTTTTATTTTGGTTGGTGTGTCGAATACTATCGGCATACCCTCCAATATAAGGTTGCTTTCTCCTGCCGGATCTGCAGCCCTTAATTCTGCTATTCTAAGCTCCTTCATTGATCTTTCCTCCTTCGAGTTGGTATTGATTAGCCTTGCTTGCATCGACAACATTTAACGTCTGTAACCTCCGGTCGCCATCTTCGACCGCTGGAAGGTTCAATATTTCCAATGCCTGGTTTATCGTGAATAATCCCAGAGGTATAAGTTCCTTCAGGATATTGGTCTTTGTTGTGTTGCTGGCAAACTGCAACCTGTTAGCCTCAAATAATATTGAATTGCCAAAAGCCTGCTCCCTAGGTGTAAATATTTTGTCTGTAAACTCTAATGAAAATTGCACAGCTAACGGTTCGATCACTGATTCATAGAAGGCCGCCCATTCATCTTCTGTATATGTGCTGTTGACTATCTTTTCTGATATCCCAAGATAATCATAAATTTTCTGTTTTACGGCTGTTAACTGTTTATCGTCTATCGCGTAGGGTTTTAGTTCCAAAGGGGTATATTCCGCTTTAGAATCAATGGCCGCTATACCTCCGGTATTGCTTACAGTCAAATAATCGTTTATAAATGCCTCTTTTTCAGCTTTGAGCTTGTCCGGTGAAAGTACCTGGTTATACTTCAATATGCCCCTTATGGTAGCGTTGGCCTTAATAGCGTTTTCCAGCCCTTCGCTCTGGGTATGAGCCAGATCCAGTGTAGGAATAATGGCTGTGTTGGTATCTCCCAGCAGATCATTGGAATTAAAAAACCTTCGCGCTATGAAAACATCATTGAACGGAAATATTACCGTCTGCCCACCCGAAAATAAGAAGGAACAATATAAATTCCCGGTCGGGTCTGTTACGAATTCCATGCTTTGAGGTCTTAAGGGCCATATAGCCACTAAATAGCCCTTATCATCCTTCTGCAAATAAGCAAAGGCGTTGTTATAGAGGTAATAATGGGTTACGAGTTTATAAAGCATGTCATAAGCGGTCATGTATGGGTTTGGCCTTACCTGTAATATGCGGTTTAAATAGTTGTCGCCGTCTTTTCTCTGCTGCTGTATTGTTATTACATGGGTTCCTTTGAGCTTGGCCGCATTTCTGGCAATGCTATCTACTGCCGCCCGGTAAATATCACTTTCATAGGCATCTCCGCTGAAAGGTGTAAATATTGCCGGGCTGCCGCTCATTACTTCCACATGTTCTACTTTCTCAGTCTGTTTTTTAGGTTTAAAAAGTCTTTGTATAAAGTTTGGCATTTTAGACCACCACCACGCCTATAGCCCGGGGCCTCTTTTTTTCAGGTTCAAATACTGCCATATATTCAACTTCTACACCCTCACGCAAATGCTTAAAATCTGGACTAACGCAACCCATGGCATGAAAGAATATATCTGTGCCATCGTCCTGACGGATAAAACCAAAACCTTTTTTAGTTGCTAGTCTAATAACGATTCCCCTTTTCGTTTCCATATAAATTCACTCCTTCCAAAATTAAAGCCCACCTAACACGCACTTGCTCTCGTGTTCTGGTGGGCTGTACCCTCATTTATTAAACTAACTGGTTTACCGCACTTCTTACACTTAATAGTACCATTTAATTGCCCTACTGCCAATACTTTCCCACAATAAGGGCAGATATATTTTCTAAACTTCACTTTTTATCAAACCCCTCTTCCACAAGGCGTTTTACATTATTAATAGTATTATTAATAATCACATTAGCCTGCTCAGAAGAATACCCCGCCGCCATTAATACATCTTTAGCCTCAGATATGTTATCCAGATCGAAAGATATGGCTGGAATAACCATTCCATCTTTCGTAGGAATCGGCTCTAACGCCATCCAGCGACGAATTAGAGCTTTTGCCTCCAACCTCGCTAATTTTTTCTTTTTAAACTTTTTCTTAGCCATCATTCACACCCCTTATTTTAATTAATTTGACTAATGCTCTATAGTGGGGGGTTTTAGTAAACAAATAGTATATAAACCTTTGGTATTACTGGTTTTAATTCGTTTACTAGCGGTAAACAAATGGTACACGAATCAGTAAACGAATTAGTTATTTATTTAGTTATTCGTTCCATAGCAGTAAACGAATTATTTCTTACTCTCTGTAAGTCTTAAAGGTAATTCGTTTACTGATTCTCCCTACTAAGAGAAAAGTAATCGAATTAACTTAGAAAATCATCTTCCACAAAAGATATTTTAAAAGTTTTGTTCCTCGTACTTCCTATGGAAATAAGTTCACCCTTATTTACCATGTCGTTTAATATCTGACTGACTGGTTTAGGAGATAAGCCAGTCAAGTTCACAATATCCTGCCGGGTAAAGTCTCTTCCGTCAGAATAGTTTTCCATAATTACATGCTTGATGTGATCTCTAGCGTTTTTATCAAATGCCGGTGTTAAATCAATTTTCATACGCACCCATTCACGCCCGGTTTCGTCGGTTTCATCCTCCAGGGTATACGTGAAAGTGGAAAAACCTTTGAACCAACTCTGGAGACTTCGCACCGTGAATATATCCTGCCCATTATCGCTGGTATTCTTTTCAATACCGATCATGCAACCTACTAGCCGATTAAGAACACCCGCTCCGACAGAATCATGTTGTGTCATGCTGACGCTGTACTCACTTCTTTTTTTCTTCCTGGCATGGTGCAAAACTACAATGGCAGCCTTTGTTTTATGAGCTAGGACACTTAGTTTTTCAATGACGGTTTTCATAGCAGCGTTGTCATTTTCATCGACAGTATGAAAGCTCGTTAACGTATCCAGGAATACAATTTTAGGTTTTTCCTTTTCTATTACATGAGCGAATAAATTAAAACCCTCGTTAGTACCCAAGTCTAGACTAGACCCCCGCTTCATTGCCTCTGCTTTATAAACAAAACTTAACAGATCGGGATCATACGGCCAACCAGTTAACCGAAGTCGATAATTTACCAGTTGTGGACCGGTGTCACCCATGAAATAAATCACTCTACACGGTTTGCCCCAAGCGAATCCCTCAAGGATTCTGCCACCGTTGCTCATTTCAGCAGCTATTCTTAAACTGAGCCACGTTTTACCTGCCTTCGGATCTGCCACCATTAGCGATACATAACCTTTAGGAAACATATTAGTCACCGCCCAGTCCAATGTAACTTCCGATTCAGTGTCCGGTCTGCTTAGGAGAAAAGATATGTCTGTATCTATTGGCTCTTTAAATTCATCCCTCGGCTTATATCGGGCCACGCTCCCTACAATAGTTTTTAATTCCTCATCACTTACCGGTGGATCACATCGATTCTCATTGGTAACAGTTAGCGCCGCTAGAATTTCATCATATCCTAAGCCCCGCCGCCGCATACTCCCGGCTAGGCTTGTTAAAGT